TCAGTGGCCGAAACCAGCTGGCGGGCAAGAAAGTCCTGCCTCGTCGTCCTTGTCGAACAGATCGCCGATAATCAGCGAAAGAGCCGTGGCGTCGTTGATGGCTTGTACGAGGCGTTCTTGCGGGGTCATGATGCTTCCTTCAGTTCAGGGTATCTGTCGGGGTGTTCAGCGGCGTGCATGAACAGCGAAAAATCAGCCATCATCGTGCGCCAATGCTCTTGGTGAACATCGAGAATGCAGGCCGGATCTCCGATGAGGTCAGTCCAAAGCGCGATTTTGATTTCGAGGTCGGCCCGGGACTGAGCGCGGAGTTTGAGAACGGCCTGCTTCAGATGCCAAACGGCCATCCATATTTCGTCATTGACCTTATCGGGCTGATCTTTCGTCTCGCCGCTGCATGCGCATGCCAAGGCGTAAAGGGCGTGAATCTTGCTCATGCTGCACCTCAATTAAAAAGAGCCGAACGGACGTCGCGTGACATAATGCGAAGGCTGGCAATGTTGGCGCCGAGAACGTCCATCAATTCGCTAAGCTGTTCGGCGCAGATCTCGATTCCGTGTTTCTTAGCGGCACCAAAGTCGCGCGAGAAAGATTCCCAGACCTCGTCCGTCGCTATCGCCAACCGGTGCAAATCACAGACATTCTCTTCGCTGTTCAGGATTCTCTCACGGCTGGATAAAGCTTTCCCGTTCGCGCTATCGCACGTCATGGCATTCTCCTCGATTTTCAGTATTGCTGGATGGCGGCTACCGGTTAGCGGTGCGGCGCCATTCGAGATAAAGGTGCTTGATTAGAAGCTTTTCGGCGTACCGGGCTGCTCGCCTGACTACGTGCTCGCTGTAGGATTCTTTGCCCTTGGCGCTTTCCGCGACTGGCACGCCGAGCCGATCGGCATACATCCGAGCACGCTCCGCAAAGACCTGCTGGTAGAGCGTCAGATCATGGTTAGCGCGGACGTTCTCGCAGAATATAGGTCGCCACATGCCTTGCGCGCCAATGATGTTCGCTCGCATGTTCCAGCTGACCGAACGACGTTGGCGGTTGTAACCGTGCGCAATCCAGTCATCAGCGGAAGCGCTCTTGCCGGGATTTCCCTGCCGGTTGCCGTCGATCACAGCGAGGCCAAGACGCTTCCACACAGCAGACACTGACTTGTATGTGCCGATGTCGCCGCATTCTCCGACGATGGTGGCGAAGGAAATGTCACCGAAGCCTCGCACCGATTTAACCCATGGATAGACCGGTAGGCGCTTAGCGGCTTTCACCAGCTGCTTTTCATAAACCGCACGCTGATCGTCCAAAGGCGTGCCTGCCAATAAGTATGGCGCCACATAGTCATGCAGATCATGCGAGGGGTCGGCTGCCGCAGCCTTGTAAATCGTCGAAAAGCGCGCCTTGGCCTTTTCCTTCGGCATGTCGTCAGCCGGCACAAGCAAGCGAATAACGGCCTGCCCTTGCAAGGAAAGCTTCGTCTGCGCCTTGATCGCATTCTGCCGCAAGCGGTGCAGCGTTACGATCTCAGCTATAGTCGCCGTAATATCGGGCGCAGGGCTGTACGGCTCCAGGTGAATCGCAGCACATAATTCGGATGGGTGAACTGCAATGTTCATTACATTCTCCTCGGATGGGGTGCAGACAGATGGGCGACGGCGCCAAGGTTTGCGCATCTGCATTGGCCGCATCTGACTGCAACGGGTGATTGGGGAGGGAGCTGATTGATTGGTTTCCATGCTATTCATGGCCGTCCCCAAAACTCTTAAACCTCACTGGCGTCAGCGTCGGCTTTCATCCGCTCGAGATCGTCCGGCGAAACCGCCTCGCCGACTTTTGCCGCACCTGCAGCATAGCCAACCGACCGCAAGAACCGGGCATTGCGAACAGCCGTCGCGCCCTTGGCAAGCTCAATCTCGGCGTGGCCTATAATTTCAGTGCCGGTCCACTCGCGTAGCGGCTTGGTAGTGCCTCCGATCGAATATAGCAGCTCATATAGCGATGACTGCAAAGCGCCCTTCGCCAACACAAGACGTTCGCGTGCCCCCTTCGCAGCATTCTGCATGCGCTCCGAAGCTTTCAAGAATGGCTCGGAAATGGTAGCGGCGCGCTCACTCAGGATGGCTGCCCGCTGCACCTGCGGAACCTCCGCCAGCAGCTTACGAGCGGCATAGAAAAGCATCTCTCCGCGAGCGCTGGCGTCAGCCTCGCCGAAGCTAGCGAAAGCCGCTGCGGCACGGTTCATGTCACCGTCTGCCTGCATAAGCATGTCGCGGGCAATCGCCGAAAGCGTGACCGGCTTTGATGCTGTCTGGGTTGCTGTTGGCATTGTGGGCTCCTCTTGTGGTGTCCTGATCGGTCGGGCGCCTTGGCAGTGGGGTGCAGGGAAGTCATGGCCGCGACCGATCAGGAATTAATAATCTGGTAACTATGCGAAGTGGTTTGCATTGAACCAAATCACCAAGTATGCATAATAAGTGCAACACTGCATTAATCGTGTCAACATAAAAAATGCAATTAGGATTGTTTTATGATTACTCCGGCCCAATGCCGTGCAGCTCGCGCCTTGATTGAATGGTCTAGAGATGACTTGGCATCGGCTTGTGCCGTCGCCCTCAGGACGATCGTCGATTTCGAACGAGGTGCTCGAGAGCCGCGTAGGGTGACGCTTTACGCAATACGCGATGCCCTTGAAGCGGCCGGCGTGATATTCATCGATCAGAACGGAAATGGGCCAGGCGTTCGGCTGAAGGAGAGACAATAAAGTACTTGATCTAACGTGATCTGCCATTTTATCGTCCCTCATTATCGGAGGGCGAATGATGGGGAATATTGCTCAAGCAATTGGTTACGTAATGATCGCGATTGGTTTCGTAACAGCTGGACTCGGCTTTATGGCCTACGAAACTGGCGGCATGATCGCAATTGTGTATGGCGCCAGCGCAGTCGTGTCGGGCGTAATAATATCCTGCCTCGGCCTTATCGTCGAAAATACCGCCCGCACAGCAGCCGCCCAAGAGCGCATTGCGGAGAAGCTGGGGAAGTGATCAGGCCTTATGGATGTCGAGTTACATCACTGGCTGGTCGCTCGCTTTGTTTGCGGTCGTATCGAGCAGCGTGAAGACGAGTCGCTCGTAAAACTTCACTGCTGACTGCTTCGCATCAACGACGACAAAACGGCAGCCGACGTGCATGCTGCTATGCAATCTCGCGCAGGACATTTGCGGATTGATGTAGATTGATGAAAACATATATGATTGTCGCTCGAATTCGCTGTGCCGATAGCTCAATTCAGTAAATCGGGGGTGCGTAATGAACGACGAAAACATGGATAACCCGGCCCGAATTTTGTTGCCCACCCATTCCTATTCCGGTTCATATGCGTGGGGAACGCGTTTTGATGATATGGAACCAGACCCACGTGATTGGCTGGCAGCCATTATCGATGGATCTGACGACGCTATCATTAGCAAGGATCTCAACGGCAGCATAAAAACCTGGAATAGAGGCGCCCAGCGGCTTTTTGGATACGAACCTGCTGAAATTATAGGAAAGCCGATCAATATCCTTATTCCGGATGACCGTCTGCAAGAGGAACCCGCAATTCTAGCGCAGATTCGGGCAGGAAACCGGGTCGATCATTTTGAAACCGTTCGGAAGAAAAAAGACGGAACGCTTGTTGATATTTCCCTGACTATCTCTCCTATTCGTGCATCGGGCCAGATCATGGGAGCATCCAAAATAGCACGGGATATCACAGAGCGACGTCGCGCACAGGAACAGCAGCATCTCCTGATGGGGGAGATGAATCATCGCATCAAGAACCTTTTTGCACTGGCAAACGCAATTGTCTCGTTAAGCGGTCGCGAAGCGAAAACCACGGAGGAATTGCGTCAGCGCCTGCAAGCCAGATTGTCTTCTCTTGCAAGAGCTCACGCACTAACTATGCCCAGTTCGGAAGAAGTGGAGGGGGCGGAAATTTCTCTTCACGCGCTGCTCCAGACCATACTCGAACCTTACGACCATCAGAACATTACTGTTACCGGTGCCGATCCCGCCGTCTCTGGAAAACAGCTGAGCAGTCTATCCCTGTTGCTCCATGAGTTCGCGACCAACGCAGCCAAGCATGGAGCGCTTTCTACACCTTCTGGCAGTTTGTGTGTAACGGTCTTGGAAACCGCGGATACGTACACGCTGCTTTGGTCCGAAACCGTGCGAACTGAACAAAAGGAAACCGATTCTGAGGGGTTTGGTACCCGACTTGAATCAGCACTAATTACCGCCCTTAACGCCAGCGTGCAACGCAACTGGCTCGCCAATGGTCTCGAAATAAGCGTGCTTGTTCCCAAAAAAACATAACGCCCGTTTGCCTATCATAGGCACTGCGGCTTACCCGCTCGCGGGAGTGTTTTGCCGGTGCCCTTCCTAACAAATTTAGCTCGGGCTAGCTAGTTAACGTGTCAGAACCGGAATTGGGGTCATGTATGCGGGTTTCTGGCAACAAAACCGCCCTTGCGAAGTTTATTTTCCAGCCAACCAGTAGGATGATCCCAATGGAAAAAATCTTCGCCAAGTTCAGTGAAAGAGCCGCTTCGGCAGCGGGCAATCAATACACATTTGTAGTCGCTATTCTCTTTATCGCAGCATGGGCATTGTCAGGTCCGTTTTTCGGCTACTCTGACACATGGCAGCTGATCGTGAACACATCCACAACAATCATCACTTTCCTGATGGTCTTCCTTATCCAGAACTCGCAAAATCGCGATTCCTGTGCTCTGCAAGCGAAGCTCGACGAAATTCTGCATGCTTTGAAGAATGCCCGCGAGGACGTGATTGGCATCGAGCATTTGCCTCTAAAGGAGCTCGAAAGGCTTCGCGACGAGATAGAAAAACGTGCCGGGAAATCAGCATAAGTTTGCGGCATTCTTCCGCATTCGGGAAAGGCCATTCGTTACTCTGAACCTGCCGTGAGGTTCAGAGGGCGGTTTAACCGCCAAGTTACGCCATACGCATCGCGCGTAGAAAGTGGATGAGAGACCACGATCAAGGTGTCCGCACCGACGCTCTATCACTTCCGCCACGGGCAGTCCGGGCTTCGCCCGGACCGCCCTAGACTTCGAAACTTCTCTTCGCCTCATTCGTGGACCGTAAAATCAAAGTTTGACGGCATTTTCTCTCGCCCATAGGCGGAGCTTGCGGCACGTTGCAACAAATTCCGTCGCTGCCGTTCCATTGTCGAGCGGAATAAGCCCTTCGTCCAATTCCGGTTCGATGCCGGCGGCGGCAAGCAGCGGCATAGCGCCCGCTGTAAAGCCGATGAACTTGCAGTGGGCAAAAGCGTCTGCAACGAAGTCCCGTGCTGTGGATTCGCCGATAAGCCGATTGGCCGCTTCTTCCGATAACACGAGGGCGACAGCATCAAACAATACCGATGGACCGCCATCAATCATATGATTGGCCTCCATCCATTCGCCGCTGGATGCTTCGAAACCTCCGACTGTCGGCGCGACCAGTTCCACCATTGCGCCTTCCTTCTCCGCGGCGTGCCGGATACCCTTTAGCACCTGCGCATCAGTGCCATTGGCAACAAGCACGCCGATCTTTCTGCCCTTGAAGCTGCTGGGTCCGTTCTCAATGATGCTCAGTGCGGGGGACGGAGCAAGATCGTCGCGCACAGGCGCCATCGCATCCGCAGCCTTCGGCATCTTGCGGATGCCGAGCTTGCCGGCAACCGTTTCCGCAAGGTTGGCATCAATGTTGAGCAGATGAGACACAATACGCTCGCGGATCACAGGTGTTTCCACTTTCGACAGTTCGAACGTCAGCGCCATTGCAATATGCCGTTGCTCCACAGCGGTCTGGCTCAGATAAAACTGACGAGCCTGGCTGTAATGGTCGGCGAAGCTCTCCGGTCGAAGGCGCCCCTTCCGTCCCTCTTCCTGCGCTGCAAACGATCGGAACCCGCGACCGGGATCAGGCCTCGGCCCTTCGCCCCACGAATTAGGCTGGTAATTTGCTCGTCCGACAGGATTGCGCATCGCCATATGGCCGTCCTGTTGGAAATGATGGAACGGGCATTTGGGCGCGTTGATCGGAATATGGGTAAAGTTGGGACTACCCAGTCTCTTCAACTGCGTGTCGAGGTAGGAAAAATTGCGTCCCTGTAGCAAGGGGTCGTTGGAGAAATCGATACCAGGGGGGACGTTTTGCGTCATGAATGCAACTTGTTCGGTTTCGGCAAAAAAGTTGTCTGGCATACGATCCAGCACCAGCCGCCCGACCGGGACAGGCTTGATGACTTCTTCCGGAATCAGCTTTGTCGGATCGAGCACATCGAAATCGAAGCTGTCGGCGAAGTCCTGATCGAAAAGCTGCACGCACAACTCCCATTCCGGGAAGTTACCGGTCTGAATGGCGGTCCAGAGATCGCGCCGGTGAAAGTCCGGGTCGGCCCCGTTGATCTTCACGGCCTCGTTCCAGACGACCGATTGCAATCCGAGCTTCGGTTTCCAGAGAAACTTGACGAACGTCGATTCGTCCTTGGCATTCACGAAGCGGAAGGTATGGACGCCAAACCCCTCCATGAAGCGGAAGGAGCGCGGGATGGCGCGATCCGACATGACCCACATGATCATGTGCATGGATTCCGGCGTCAAACCGATGAAGTCCCAAAAATTGTCGTGTGCCGACTGGGCCTGCGGAAAAGCCCGGTCCGGCTCTTCCTTGACAGCGTGAACCATGTCTGGAAATCGGATGGCGTCCTGGATGAAGAAGACGGGAATATTATTGCCGACGAGATCCCAGTTGCCTTCCTTGGTGTACATCTTGACCGCGAAGCCACGCACATCACGGGCGAGGTCGAACGATCCTTTCGATCCCGCAACGGTTGAAAATCGAACAAAAACTGGAGTTTTCTCGCCGACGCGTTGGAAAATGTCGGCGCGCGTATATTCGCTGAGGGATTTTGTCGTTTCGAAATAGCCATGCGCGCCATAGCCACGTGCGTGCACAACGCGCTCGGGAATGCGTTCGTGGTCGAAATGAAAAATCTTTTCCCGGAAGTGAAAATCTTCAATCAGCGTCGGGCCGCGCGCGCCGACCTTGAGCGTATTGATGTCATCCGATACTGGCCCTCCTTGGGCGGTAGTCATGATTTGCGTCTTATCGTCGGCGAGTTGATGAAGGTCTCCGCCTTGGCCTGCGTCGAGCTTCTGATCATGAAGCTTGAGTGACTTCCGTCCATTTGTGGCCTTGTTGCTGGCTGACATGGCTGGCTCCAATTCTTTCGCGATCTATGTTCAAATGAAAAGGGTGCCACTCGGCACCCTTAACTCATGATCACGCTGCTTTGGCGCGTTGGTTAGCTGACGCATCCGCAAGTTTCGTCAGATCACTGTCCGTCTTGGATTCCTCCTGCAGCGTCTGGTCGAGTAGTTTTGCAGCATCAGTCATGCCAAGCTCCATCGCCCAACGCTTCAATGTCCCATAACGCGTGATTTCGTAATGTTCGACCGCTTGTGCAGACGAGATCAGACCAGCGTCGAGCGCGGCGGTATCCTTAAACTCCTCCATGATCTCCTCGCCTTCAGCGATGATCCCCTCAATCGCATCGCAAGTCTTGCCTCTTGCTGTCTTGCCCATGATTTCAAACACTTGGACGAGTCGTTCGACGTGGCCTTCAGTCTGTTCACGGTGCTTTTCGAATGCTGCTTTCAGATCTTCGGACTGTGCCGCACGCTTCATTTTTGGCAGGGCTTTGAGAATTTTACGTTCAGCGTAGTAGATGTCCTTGAGCGTATCGTGGAATAGGTCTTCAAGATTTTTTTCCTTGGCCATAGTTCATCTCCTCTCATGAATTGGTTACGTCAACGCGCCCGAAAATTCCCGGCAGGAAGTGAGCGATAGTTGATGAGACAGGCAGATAACTGCATCTCTGTCCCTCGATTAACGCTATGTCGTAATTTAAGTTCCCGGCGCGGGCGGACACGGTTCCTACAGCATCGTCTGGCGAGATATCTGCGTCTCACATTGGGAGCCCCAACTCGCCCAACCGCCAGCCCTGCATGCTCAGACAGGCCCTAGTGCTCCCGCGGAATATGATCCGATCGCCTGACATGGAACAATTTCTCACGCGGGCAGTTTTCCAGGAGGTGATGACATCCGCCAAGCGTCCGAAACACATTTAACACCGGGGATATGCGTAGCCCAGCCCTAGCTCTTCTATGGGCAGGGCAATTTATTATCCGCCAGGTCGTACGAAGCTTAGCGGATAAAGCGCGCGACAAGTTCATACACCTCAATTGTCGAGCGCGACCCCGACGCTTGTAGAGAACGTCGGGGCTTCAAGAATAAAGAAGGCCAGCAAACTGGAGCACAGGCGATGGCACAAAAAAGAAACCCATGGTCCGATCCCGATCTGGTGAGAGAGAAATCAACAACTGAACCGTCCCAGGTCGAGCCAAGCGATCATCAAGAAAAACCTACACACGAACAATCAAATGCTCCAGGAAATCCGAAGATCAAGGTTCCGAAAGAGCCTTATCCGGATAGGTCAAAGGATTGATCACGCAATAAATCGCCTTTTGCTGAAACCTTTTGCTAGCTAGCGAGTTGTCCCGGTTGGAAAACCCACCGCAGTACAGAAATACAATCCAAGTGCTCGGCTGTCGATAGGAGACAATCAACATGAACTCTATCATCTATTTAGTAGGACTAGTTGTAATCGTGTTGTTCATTCTCTCTTTTCTGGGGTTACGTTGATGGTAGATCCAACTGTCGTAGAAAAGACGTCTGATCGCGGCTATGTAGACTGGGCGGCAATCTTTGCTGGCGCTACAGTGGCATCAGGTGTGATGGCCGTCCTGACCACTTTCGCTGGCGGCCTTGGCTTAAGCTCATTTTCCGTCGATGAAGGCGGGGATATAAGTACCTTATGGCTCGTTATTACGGCGCTCTTTATCGTTATATCGACGGTCGCCTCTTATATGCTCGGTGGATATATCACCGGAAGAATGCGCCGCCCCGCTGGAACCGCAACTCGTGACGAACTGACCGTTCGGGACGGCCTGAACGGCTTGGTTGTATGGGGTTTGGGAACTATCGTTTCCACGCTACTACTCGTCAGCGCTATTTCAGGTGGCGCAAAAGCGGTTGGAAGCGCGGCTGAGACAGCAGTACAAACCGCTGGTACAGTTGTTGGCAGCGCCGCTCAGGGCGCCGGTCAGTTAGCGGGCGGCATCGTTTCAGGTGCAGGGCAAGCTGTTTCGGGGCTTGCGCAAGGTGCAGGTCAAGCGGCCGCTCCATCCGTAGAGCAGATGTTGCCGCAAGGACTGAAAACCAACCCATTAGACTATCTTACAGATAGCCTGCTGCGCACAGACGCCCAAGGAAGCTCTGTGACCGGTCAGGAAGCACAGAACTTTGCGGATTTCCAACGTCAGATAAGCGGTATTCTGGGAAACCTGCTTAGTACTGGCGAAATTTCTGACGCTGACCGCGCTTGGCTCACAAACCAAGTCGCCACGCGGACGGGACTTAGTCAAAATGACGCCCAGACGCGAGTGAACCTGACCGTTGAGCGCGTTCAGGCCCTGCGCTCCGAAGCTCAGGCGAAAGTGGAAGAAGCAAAGAAGGCACTCGCCGACGCTCGAGCTCAAGCGGAGAAAGCTGCTGAAGAAGTAAAGGCTCAAGCGGCTGAAACTGCTGAAAAGGCCAGAATTACCGGCATTCTCACTGCATTCCTGCTTGCAGCATCTGCTCTCGTTGCCGCTGTGGCAGCCTACATCGGAGCCATACACGGTGGCCGTCATCGTGACGAAGGCAGAATTTGGGGTGGCTTATCTTACCACAGATAATCAACCCGCTTACACGAAAGGGCTCTGGAGGAATCTAGGGCCCTTTTTGATCTCTTCCTACATGGATAACCACCTTAGCGGCCTGCCATAGAGCCGCGGAAGAAGGCCGGCCCACTTCCCTGAAAGGCAGAAAGTTTGAAGCCTGACTACACGCCAGGCTTTACTTTTTTGACCGGGCGGGTAAAATTTTTCCGCCCTTGGGTGAGAGGGCTCAGTTGCCTAACCCCGCGCGGTTTTCGCTGCGGGGTTCTTTTTCGGGTCGCCCCTTTTTCATTACATAGAGTTCAGCAAGCCCTGCTTCAGCAGCGAAAGCCGCCCCGGCCAAGCCTGCCGCGATCTTTACGGATAGGTAAGCGCCTAGAATGGAATCTCGTCATCCAGATCGCGGCTGAACCCACGCCCGAAGTCGGGGCCTGATTTCTTTTTCTCTTCTGCGCGAGGCGGAATAAGCGCAGCTGGTTTTTCGACTGGTGGCAGTCGTCGGCGTTCGTCTTCGTCAATTTTTTCTTTTCCGATAGTCTGCATGATCTGATTAATCATCTTGACTGACACGTCATAAGTGCCCGCCAAAGCACCAGGAACTGCGAGGATTTCTATCGCCACCCGCGCGACTGCAAGAATGTTTATTCTGCTCTTTTCAAGATCCTTCTCGAATTCATCCAAGCGTGCACGAAGCCGCGCACGCGTACGCTCGTCGCATTCTGAGCGTTCCAACGCCTCTCGTAGATGATGCAGCTTTGTTCGGATGTTCTCCTTGGCGGCAGGCGATAAACCAACGGTTTCTTGACGCTTCGCAATGCGGCTATCCAGTAGCAGCTGCGTCATATAATGATCTAGATCAGCAACAAATTGTTGATATTCATTCTGGGAAAAATTCTTGATCTGAGGAACATCCATTGTGGCAAACGGCTCAACTCGAAACCGTCTAGCGGACGCTATTACGACGTTCATAAAACCGTGGCGAGCCTCTTCAATTATATGCCAATCGCTTTCGTCATTTCCGTTTAATTGATTCAAGCGTTCTTGCAGACGTCTGCGAGATATCCGGACGAACTCTAGAAATGCTGCATTCTCATCTTCAGGAAGTTCATCCAATTCGTCTTGGCTGATGAAATCGAATATCTGCATTATTCCCGCCTTTCGCTATTTAAGGTGGCGGGCGCGGACGATGTTGGCAAGGGAGCCGGCTGCGGCAAGACAGGGTTTTCCGCAGGAATCACGGTGCCAGCACGATGGCGTTCTTTTAGCGTAAGACGGTTCTGACAATCTCTCGTCATCGATCATGCATTGACGTGCTGAAATAATCTGCGGCAATATCATATCAAAGGGTTGAGGGGAGATAATATGAAACGCAGCTGGCTTCTTCTTGGAGCATTGGTTCTCGCCGGATGCTCACAAACCGCATCCCCCATTTTTATAGAGGGCCATTATTACATGGCTGGAGATCCAGCCTGTGTAAATTACATGATGCATAAAACCGATCCAATCATCGGGTGTTTGAATAGCAAGAATCAGCGTACTGGGCTTCGTCGTGCAATGACCGACCAGCAGCTCTATGTATATCAGTCGAACCAAGCCATTGCCGCCCAGGAAAATGCGGCTGTGTCTGCCAGATCAGCGCCAACAATGCTGCTCTGAATGCTCAGACAGCGAATACATTACAATCTGTTCGGCGAAATGCAGGCTTCAATTAAAGCGTAGAAAAGGGATCCCTGTTACGGGAGCCTAAGACCAGCAGTATATCTCGCCCACAATGGCATAAACGAACGCATCCCGGCGCCATTAAGAACAAAATAAGAACTTAAACTCTGTGGACATTGCGAAAAACGAACCCGCAGATTGAGCGCTCATTTCAATTGTGTGGGATATTGGATCAACATCTACGGTAGAAACTTTTGCACCGCCCAAAAAAGCGAAACCCTCGGAGGGGCCGTAGCCTGTCCGAGGGATCTAACAGTCCGGCATCGTTTGCATCAGTGACGAATACCGGCTCACACCGATGTTGATAGCACCATGAATGCAGCCGCACAACCTGATTATGACGTTCTCGTACAGAAACTCGAAGCATACTTATCCGAGCCACGAATGCGGCGCTATCTGCTCAAGGTATCTTTCAAAAGTGAAAGAGCGCTTAAGCTGTATATATGGAACGCGCAAATGGGAGAAGCGTTCCATCCGTCGATCCAAGCTTGTGAAGTCGCGTTGCGCAACAGGGTAAATATCGCTCTAATTTCCGCCTTTGGCGCTGAGTGGTGGAGCTCTGAGGGATTCTTGTTGATCGTTGATCGCGAGCGCGAAAAGGATCTGCATTTGGCCCAAAAACGTATAAAAAACCTAGGAAAGAAGCTAACAACCGACCAGATTGTTGCCAACTTATCTTTTGGTTTCTGGGTCGGAGCCTTGTCTGGCAATTACAATCCGAAGGTATGGAGTGCCAATCTGAAAGCAGCATTTCCGAATCTTCCGGCAGGAATAACACGAAGCGATATTCATCAACGAGCAAAAGATATAGCAGATTTACGTAATCGCATTTCGCATCATGAACCGATATTCGATAGAAATTTATCAAAAGAACATTCCCGTATCATGGAGTTCCTGAGATGGATGTCGCCTGATAAATCGCTATGGATTGCCAGCTCATGCCGCGTTCAAGCGACCCTGCGATGCAAACCATAACAAGTTTTATGGTCGCAGCGATATTTCTGTTTTTAGTCCGTGAAGACGCCCCGAAGGGCGGCTCTTAGTTCTTCGTCGTAGCGCTCAAGATATAGTAACGGACGCCGATTGGATCTGGCAGGGTGTAGGCGAACCCACCAGTCCCGGTGTCGATTGTCGTGGGAGCGCCGGGACTAATGTGAATGACGATCCGGTTATCTTGTACGACAGTTACGCAGGACTGATTGGTCGGTTGCCAAGCGTTCGTATTGGGTAATCGAACGTATTGATGAAGCCCCTGCGTTATTCGCGCAGGCCAGTTGCACATAACCTTCGGAAAGATGAACTGTCCTGATCCGTCGAAGGTTACGATTGCCGCGTGCGATCCATATTGGCTATCGACAACATTCGCCGTCGAGAAAGATGAGGCTGGAATCCAATCCTCTTTCATCACCCGCACCGACGGAAAGCGAGTGTCGACAAGAATGTCATTGCCGGTCGGATTGGTATCACTTGATCCCGGTCGCTTGATCTGAACGTCGCCGCTAGGCAGTCTTTGCAGTATACTACCCCCGCCTGACGAGAACCCATCCGTATTTGTCGCATAGACCATGTAACGGACGTAAACCGCGTAATCGCCTTCGACACTGAAGGTTATGCCGTTCGGGTCGATCTTGTAGAAGACCTTCATCTGCCGCCCAGTTTTGTTTGCTGTTCGGTCAACGGCCGGGATCGTAAAATCCAGGCCCTGGAGAGCTACGATTGTGTCAACGAACATCGATTCATGCAGTGGGAAGTCAGTTGTGCGCGAGACGTATACCGACGTGTTTGGCTGGACAAGGCTAGTTTGCCCCATCATCACGCACATGTTCGGAACACGATTGCTGGTAAATATGCACTGACGAGGTGTTGCCGTACTCACGTCAAAACCGCGTCTGGTCAACGCCGCAAGCGACGGAGTGAGACGTAGCATCTCTTGGCCGGGCACGGGTGTAGCGTTCGGTGCGGGTATAGGCGCGTTGTTGGCGGGCAAATCCCATTGGCACGTCAAAGCTCGATAGTAACCGCCGCTGTCCGTGTTGGACACAATACATGAATAGGGCGACGGGGTTGTATTAATGCGCCCAACCCAGCCGGTATATCCAAGATCGGGGTGAATGCTTCTGAAACCACGAATGCTATTGCCGCCCGTTCCCGTTGCTCCCGGCTCCGCGTAGCAGATATCCGAATTGTAGGCGCGCACCGTCTGCTCGCGGCCCTTATTGCCATCAGGGCTATCGATATGCCCAACCCGCACCCGACCTGAGCTGTCCATGAGCTTTGCTTCGTAAATCGGGACAATGGGCATGTCAGGGAAGCGGGCAAAAATCTCATAATACATGAAGCCATCGACGCGCTCCTGTCCATTATAGTAACTTTGGACAGTCATTGCCCGGCGAGCCTGTGAAGCAGACGAGCCTTCGATGACGTAGAGATTTCCGTTGGTGCTATCCGATGATGGGTAAACAGCCGGATTGAACCCAGTCTGGAAATAGAACTTATCCCAGATATAGGATAAGTTCTGAGTTTCAGAGTTGAAGAAATACCGGTTATAGGCGTCGTTGGACAATGTTAGCGGGTCGTCGGTGTCGTATTTCAATATCTTCAGCACGCCACCAGCGCCGGGCTTGTAGCCCATGAAAAATAGGCTCATTGGAAAAACATCTTAAAGCTTTTATGCTCGTCGGTTTCTTCGACGATGATTGAACCGTCGGGCTGGTCAACTCGTTTCCGCGCGACTGCTATTTCAAAATTGTCGTCAACGCGCAGCGTATATGTATCGTTTTCTTCGTCGGTTGCGACGATCAATTCTTTCAGATCAGGTGTGTTCATTGCATGGCTCCTTTCGCAGACTGACTACTTCGGCACTTCAACAAGCTGAAATGATGCATCGGGGAAAAAGCCGTCGCCGATTTCCAAGCTGTTCGGCAGCATGCGCATATTCATGACGGGATTCTTAAAGCGTACCGTAGAGCCGACGCCGATATATGAAGGCAGAAACGGCTCGATCTTCACCTGCAAACTCGTACTGACCGCAGTGACATCGGCTACAACGCGCGCGATGAAGTTGTAGTCGCCGATCGTAAAGCCTAGCAGGTCGCCGTTCATCAGTTTCAGGCCGACGGCGACGCCGTTGAACGTCAGTGTGTTTCCGCTGATCGCGGCTAGTGTTGCAGTGCCGGTGATTGCCGGGTTATTGGCGTCGCCCCAATATGCTTGAGGGATACATGCATCTTTCGGGGTGTAGTGCACCGTCACCTGACCGCCGCGGCACCGATCTGAAAATGCCTCAAGTCGTCGCCGGTCAGCCGGGCTCAACGAGATTATACTTGCTGTCCAGCTCCAAAACGGATCGCCATTCTCAATAAACGCGACTGCCCGATCGCCGTATCGGGACGTTGAAACAGACCGATTGAGCTTCAGAGGACTCGCTTGGTAGTTCAAGCCTTCGGGAAGGGTTTCGGCCATATTAGAACTTCCCGACGGCTGGAGTGCATTCCCGCACCGGCAGTGGATCGGTAATAAATGCCTTCGTGGCCGTGCCTTCCATGACCCAGAACTGATTACCGGGATAGCGACGGGCCATGCGCTGGGCCATATCTTCTGCATCGTCCACCGAGGTAAAGCCCATGATCGGCGTCTTCTCATCGTCTTGTAGAACGCAAATATCGCCACCCTGCGCCGGCGCGGGCGTAACAAAATAGATATTCATCCATATCTCCAAAAAGAAAGGACGGCCCGAAGACCGCCCTTGTTGAAGTCAGCGCCGCAACATTCCGCGGCTATTCGCTTGTTTGACACCCTGCGAAACTGCATTCGCAAAATGAGGCGATCGCTGCCAGGCCATCATGCCCTTCGCGAGCCCTTCCTGCACCATCGCCGATACTTCGGCATTGCCGGTGGCACCATTGACCGTCACGTTAATGGTCGGTCCGCTCACCGAATTATCGGTGCGCGAGTTATCAACGCTGGAATTACCGGCAAGCTGCGACACACTGGGGATGCTTGGAACTGGTATAGACGCCGATGAAATACGCGGTGCCGAAAAGCCTACGCCGCCGCCGCTGCGTAATTCTGGCAACCGACCGGCGTTCATGGCTTCCAGAACTGGCAGCCACTTCTGGGTCGCAGCAGCGTTCATCATGAACTCCCCATTCGACCCCCACAGCAACACCTTGTCGTCACGTGGTCCGCCAGGACCACGAATACGACCGCCGCTGTCATAGCCCGGTATCTGGCCGCCGTCTTTCAGACCGATCAGACTGCCGATGCTGTTAAAGAAGCCGCCGAATGCGCCGCCTGCCATACCATTGGAGGACGGTTTGAACAGTGCGTCAAAGCCAGCGCTTAGGAACAGATCGGCCAAGCGATTGCCGATGTTCTTCAACGCGTCGGCGAGGCTGTTTGCGCCAGTAATTGCACCGATCGTGCTGCTTTTGAATGACTCGTAAAAGTCATTCGCTGCTTGTTCAGAGCGTCGCTGCCGGTCTTCAACCACCTGCAAAGCAGCAGCTTCCCGTCCATAGGCTTCCGCAACCTGGTCAATCTGGGCCCGCTGATCCGCCGATATTTTGATGTTCGACAGGTCGGTCTGACCCTTTTTGATCGCTTCGTCCTTGAGCTTCGCCAGCGCAGCCTGTTCCAGATCCATCGCTATGCGGCGCTTTTCCTGCTCGGCAGTGGACTTGCCGACCATCTCGGCTTCAAGCCGCAAGGCTTCCGTGCGGTCTTTTACGGCCTGAATGTCGCTGTCGATCTTCTGGTCGGTGGACTTTTTGACGTCTTTGGGCTTCTTGCCTTCCTTGGAACGGCGCGCGTCTGCGGCCTGCTCAGCCTCTGCGATGCGACGCACCATGTCTTCGTCCGGCTTTGTGACACCTTCGGCCTGAAGGCGTTTACGGACGTCCGCGAGTCGGGTTTCGAGATCAAGCTGCGTTTTCGTCAGACCAGCTCGCCGGGTGGCATTCCGTTCAAACTGCTCGGCAGCTTCATTTTCCTTGCGGCGCTGGATGATGTAGGGGTCATTGGCTGACCGGGTCGATTTTGCTTCGTCTGGAACGCCAACCGGGTAGGCAGCTGCCATCGCCTTGCGGGCTTTCACGGCAGCGTCATAGACACCACCCAAGGTGACGATCGCTTGCTCCATTGTAGAGAGAAAGCCACTGATACTGGGGTTAGCGTTAGACAGGCTATTGATGGCGGTAACCGCTTCAGCAGCACCAGATTTAGTTTCAAGGAGCTTATCAATTATTCCTTGAAGTTGCGCCTTTTGCTGGTCGTCAATGATCTCCTGCTGGCGCAAGTTTTCCAGTTGATCCCTGAATTCCAGCACACGCTGCTCGGCTTCCTGAATACCAGGCATTTCACCGACACGCGTCGCCATTGCGCGCAGGCCAGACATTTTATCAACAGTTTCCTGAACGCGTCTGCCGAGTTCGATGACGGAATCGCTGACCGGTTGATCATTAATAGCCTGTAGCCGTTCTTTGACCTTATCCGCAGTAATTGCGAAGTTTTGAAAGTCGCTGATGATATTCGCAATTTCCTGACGTGCAGACTTGTCTGCGTCGGAAGTTGACCAAAAACCGGCTCCGCCACGCAGCGGTAGCATTGCGTCAATTGAAATCGCATCCAGTTCATCGCCTTGACCGAAAATTTTACTTAGAGAGCCGCCCTTCCGCAGCCGCTCCAACTCACTGGCGATGTTCTTAAGCTTCCGCACCTTTTCAGGGTCAGACAATTTATCCAGCGACTCGGCCGCCTTATCGATCCCGTCCGCGGCCTTGGGCGCAACCAGCCCGAGCTTTTCCATCTCAGCGCGAAGAGAATCCGAGTTCTTCTGCGCAGCCATGGCGCTGACCGTGTAATTTCCCACCGCCAACACGAGAGCGCCGCCGATGATCGCACCAAGCGGACCAGCAGCAGCACCAAGCCCGCCCATGGCCTGCACCAAGCCCATTGCGCCCTGCGCAGCCTTCGCCGCCTGATGAAACTTCACCAATGCCGCCGTCGTCGTGCCAAGCGTGCGGATCATGCCGCCCAAGGAGCGGCCAACCAGCACACCGGCCAGAACCGCAGCCAGCTGCATGCCTGCGTCTGCCACTTGGTCGAAATTTTGCGAAATCAGAATCAGGGCGCGCGACACGGTGGCCGAAATGCCCGTCATGTCACCAGCAGTGCCAATATACTGGAGCATGGCATTGTTGATCGCAGTCATGCCGTCGCCAATGGTCGCGTTCGTCGCGGCGAACTGCGCTTCGATCGTCTTTTGCGCGTTGATGATCGCTCTAAACACACGGTCGGACGTGAGCTTGCCTTCGGCGCCGAGATCCTTCAGCTTAGCAACGGTAACGCCGAATTCATCCGCAATGGCCTTGGCGACGATAGGCGCGTTTTCGCGCAGTGAGCGCAGTTCATCACCCTGCAAGACACCACTGCCGAGCGCCTGGCCGAGCTGGATGATAGATGCGGCCTGCTCTTGCGCAGAAGCGCCACCGGCCTTGAACGCTTTCGAAACAAGATTTGTGGCCAGTGCTATTTCGTTTTCGGACTTGGCCACGCCAGATGCCGAACGAACAAAGCGGCCATACAATGACACGTAGTCTTCAACGGACACGCGCGCGTCATCTGCGCCAACCCGGAGCTCCTTTAAGCTTCGTGTTTGCATGCCGGTGGCTGCGGTCGCAGCCTTAAGCATGTTCTCTGCACTGGTCCACTGGTCTGCGTACTTGCGGACCTCGTTTGTACCCAGGACGGAGCCGACCGCAGCCAGTCCTTTGTTTAAGCTGCTCCCGAACGACTGCTGAAATGTTGCGTCGAGCTGGCGACGCAATTTGATAGCGCCCTCTTCAATACGGCGCATATCAGCGTTCGCCCGGTCAGCCATCTTGTTGAAGGCGCTATCGGAACTACGCCCCATCGCCTGAAGCATTTCGTCCATGCGCTTCTGCGCGCGCCGCATAGACGCGACGTCTGAGGATATGGATAGAATAATATCGGAATTTTCGTCGGCCACGCGGCTCTCCATAAAAAGAAAAAGCCCGCACTAGGCGGGCTTCTTGGGTTTTCCGTATTTCGTGAGCAGATCATCCATCTGCGCGTCGGTCGGTGGCTCGACTTTCTTCTTGCCGCCTCGGGCTTCGGTGAAGCCATCAAGAGCCGCGAGGAACTCTGTTAATGACGAGTTCCAGAACGTTTTCGGCGTCCATCGCAGGATTCCGAATGCGGCCTGTAGCCACGATTGCCAGGGGAAGTCGACCGCTGCTACTTTCCCCCGGCCTCCCCGTTTCCCGCCTGATCACCTTTGAAATGATGCGCTAGCGCAGCCTGAAATGCCGTGGAGAGCGAAGCGAAATGGCTTAAATTCAATCGCTCGATAGCCGCAGCCGCGTCGCCCTGCACCGTCAGGTGTCGAAGGCCAACCATTGCCGCGTTGATCTCGGCTTCTGACAGTCGAGCGAAAAGATCGTTCATGGACTTGCAGCCGAGCTCTTCAGAAACCGCAGCCAGTCCGCCCATGGTCGCCGCGAGGACGATTTCGACGCCACCGATAGTGACGCCGACTTCGCCGCGAGCTCCGTTAACCGGAAGCTCCATGTTATACCTCAGCTTCGAAAGTCAGCGGGCCTGCCGCTTCGAAGGTAGCGCTGAAGTCCATATTGCCTTCCTGCTCGCCGGAGAATTCAAAGTCCGTCACGAACCACGGGCCTTCATATGAGCCAAGGCCAGGAACAATTACGATCGCGTTGAAAATCGCAGCGTCGTTCACCTTGCCGATGAAGTAAGCGGAATTCGCACCCGCCACGAACTTACCGGAGCCGGCAAAGGTGCGCTGCTTGATACCAGGCACGCCAGTCTTCTGCGGCGTTGCGCCCGGGTTCTGGCAATCAGGGATAGTGGTATCGATGGAGTTCGCCGACATATTGAACGAACGGGTCTGCAAGCCGCAGAGGTTCGTGAAAACTTCGGGAGTTGCGCCATCGCCGATCTGAATGAGGAGAAGGCGACCAATCTGCTGACCATCGGCCATTTTGATATCCTTAAATGCAAAAAGCCCGCCGAAGTGGCGGGCTGTGGTTGAACTGTCTTGTCTTGGGAGGTGGGCTAGGACAGGCGTTCTGTCCTGGCGGTAAACTCGACGACGCCGTGGAGATGGGCATCGTCCAGGTCTTTGAAAATCTGCGTTCGGTTGTGGTCCAACGAAACGAGCCGATATGACGGCATCGTCAGGCTGGCTTCAGTGAGCGCGCCTTCTAAGGCCCGCGCGATCCTGCTTGCTTCTGCCCGGCTGCTGCCAGCCGGAGCTTTCGTCCACACATGAATCGTCACGTAAATAAGCCGACCGGACACGCAGGTTTTATCGTCTCGATGGTCGTCAAAGTCGCCAATCTCGACATACGGCGCCGTCGTGTCGGACGGCACGACGTCATAAATCTTGGCACCGACGAGTGTTTGCAGGTCTGGCCATGCTCTCAAACGAGAAACAATAGCGCCCTGCAATTCCAGACTTTCGCTATCGCTCATTTCTTCATCGCCTCTCGAATGGCTTTGTTCATCGCCGCACGAATGCGCCGTACCGCCTTCTTCCGCATGCCGCGCCATACCGGGAAGATATGCGGCTGCGCAGGAGTGGCGGCATGAGCGCCCTTAGCCTGTGTCATGACTGAACCGGACTTGTATCGACGATCAACGCGGGCCGCAGTGCCAGCACTGGCTTTGGTGCCGTATTCCAAGAACCGCCAGATCCAGTTTCCATAAATGCCGACCGCGTTAGGATCTGTCGATTTACGGGCACCGAAGACCTTCTTGTCTGGATTGTCGCTCTGCTTGGCGGCGTGGATGCTATCTCTGTAATCGCCGCCGCCATTGGCGCGAACTGGAGCGCGCGCCTTGATTGCTTCGGCAACTTCTTCCGCAACCTGCATCTGGGCTTCGGCCATCTTTTCGATTGCCTTCGGCGCGATCTGCTGAATCTTCTTCATCAGATCGGTGCGCTTAAGCTTCGCACGAACCACCATCAGGCGACCTCATTTTCGATAACCAGCATTTCGAGAAACCGGTTTGTCTCGTCGGGATTAACGACGGTCTTAATACCGAATACGCGATTTGGGTTTTCGCCGGTCTTGCCCACCCGAGCGTCATAGGCGCGCCAGGATGATGTAACTTGTCTCGCCGCTGTGCTGCTGTAGATCGTCAAGTTATAGGGCTGTTTTGAAACCAGCCTTGATGCAACGAGGCTTTCAGCATTGCCGCCAAACTTCGGTTTCAAGCGTGCCGGTACGGTAAACTGGTCCACCCATTCTCCGCGAGTCCCGCCGAATGGATCTTCGATAATCTCACGCCGCTGGAAGGTGATGCGGGCGTTCAACTGGCCGATTGCATCAGCTCGAAACTTCGTGTCGGCCATTATCGACCTCTTCGGTAGTTGCAAAGCAGGCTGTCAAAAGCCGACCATTCGACCGTCGCACTGTTAGCCCGAACGAGGTAAGCATCGGCAATCCACAACAGCATGGCGTGACGAATAGATGCTGGAAGTGGATTGAAACCTGCATTCATGGTGACCGCTATACGAGACCCGGGCCGAACAATCGGCCAACGGCTACCATATGCCGAGGCAATCGACGGCTCGACACCATCGCTGTTTAAAACATATGCATCAGCGTTTACCGAGTTCTTCGATCCGTCGGGAGCGATATATTCGATCTTATCGACTTCTGTTACCGGACCAACCGAGAGACGAGACATGTCGGAAAAAGCATCGCATGACGCTTCGATCTTTTGCCCCGCGACGACGATCCCGCAATACTTCTCAACAAAGTCAGATGCGGCCGTAATGAGCGATCGGATGTAAACGTCATCATCGTCGTGCATCACATTCAAATGGCGCTTTACATCCTCAAGCGCGATGACATCGCCCGTCGGACCTTGCGCGACCTTATACGGATGCCACATTCGATCGGCCTCGCTTCTCGCGCCTCTCCCCATTGGGAACGGATTTCACAGCACGTTCGACTTCGCCATCATCTGTAGCGGGAATAGCAAAACCAGCGTTGATGAGGCGGATCGCTTCGGCCTCGGCAAAGTCGGCGACGGCGCCAGGTTCGAGCGTGTAGGTCGGCCCTGACAGACTGGTCGTAATCGTAATTTTCATGAGCGTCCCCAAAAAGGAACGGGGCGGATAAACCGCCCCGAAGATTGATTAGCCGCCAGCTGCAGCGTTTACGAGATGCTTGACCGCAGCGGTATCGCCGAGCTCACCGTCAAAGCGGATGATGCCGGCAATGCCGAGATCCGGCCAGAAGCGCTCGCGAAGAACGCCAATCACCGGAGAACCGACCTTTCGGACAAAGTACTTGCCGAAGTCACCGAACACGATTGGCTTGTTGCCCGCGCCGATGCCAGCCATTGCCTGGTTGATGCTGTATCGATAGCCAAGCAGGGTGCCGGGCTCGCCCTTCGTGATGTCACCCATCGACCAGATGTAACGACCTTCGTTATCCTTGATCTTACGGACCGCACCCAGTGTAAGGTCGTTGAACATCCAGCGCGTTTTCGGGCTCTGGCGATAAGCTGGGTCGACCGAATGCAGCAGGTCGATCAGTTCGTCAGAAGTGATCGCCGCCGAGGCAGCCGTTTCTTTGCCAAGCGAAGACGCGGTGACGAGACCGTTCGGGCTGTCAGTGCCGGTGCCGATGGTCAGCTGCTTGTTTGCAATACGACCAAGGCGCTCGCCCAGAAGCTGGCCAAGCAGGGCTTCAACGCTGAAAATTGAATCCTGTGCAAGTTCCATGGAGAACTTAACGAACTCAGTGTCGTACACGAACGCGTCAAGGCTCTTCTGACCGAACGTCACGTCCTTGCCGCCATCGTCGGTCAAAGCCGTTCCTTCGGTGTGCTTTTCAGCTTCAACTCCGGTGTCATCAACCGTCGGAATGTTGATGCGATTACCAGCGGAAGTAACGATCTCGGTCGCGATGTCCTCATCGTACATCGGGCCCCAAGCCTTCATAGACTTGACGATCTCGTTAGCGAGCTCGACCGGTACGGTGTAGCCGCCGGCGGCGTTGGTCGCCGTTACCTGCGTACGGGTCTCGGCGGCAGGCTGAACGCCACGCTTTAGAACAGCGCGCTCTTCTCCCGACAATTCGCCGATATCGGCATTGTTGGCGAGGAATTTATAGAACACGGAACGATATTCGATTTCGTCGCCGACATCGCTACCGCGACCTTCGGAATCGGTAATCGGGCGCTGTCGTGCTCGCTCATCTGCTGCGCGCGCTTCAATTTCAGCGAGTGTCTTCTCGCGCTTGATAAGATTTTCGATCTTGTCGAATTCTACCATGATGCGGTCATGGCGTTCGTTCAGTTCATTGGATCGCGCTTCGTCGGTGTTCGACTTGATTTCGTCGAGGGCTTCGCGAGCCTGCGTGACCAGACGGCCGCGCTGCTCGTGCAGTTCGGTAAGAGACATTAGATTTTCCTTGAAGATAACGGTTTTGCTCTGGCCTGCTATGCAGACCCTCCGGCATGCCGGGTAATGGTCACGACATCAGGCGATGCCGCGAATTCGCTGCTCAAAAGAGGCGCGTTTCTCGGCGATACGGCGGGCCGCCGCCATTCGATTTTCATCTCGGCGCCGCGCTATTGTCGCATCAGCCTCGGCTCGCCACGCATCTAACGAGCGTTTCGCCAGATGAGTGTCTTCGTAAGCGGGGGTGGGAGTGGCAGTGACTTCGAAAAGCTCCGCCTCAAGAATGGTGCGATGAGGTATCGCGCCTGTATCATCCCATTCCTGCTTAGTTACCCGCATTCCGAAGGACATGCCCGTGATGTCACCGCGCTCTACCAGTTCCCATAGATCGTTACCGTCGGTGGTGTTGGGCACATCGATTTCGACGTGAAGCCCGCGAGTATCTTCCTTCAGCCTCAGCGTGTTGCTTTTGGTCCGACCCAGCACACGACCTGAATCGTGGTGCAGAAGAGCCAGGATGTCGCCACCGATCGCCCCTGAAAATGCGCCGGGCGCTATTCGCTCGACAAAATAGTCGCCGATGGTCGTGTTGCTATTCCAGATAACCGCGTATCCGGTCAGCACACGTTTACTGTCGTCTGCACGGGTCTCTACGCCGAGAGACCCGCTACGTTTTTCAATTTCGGTCATGCTGCAGCATTTTCCTCAACAGAATGGTCGTTGGCAGGTGTTTGAGCGATCGCAGGTTGCGTCCCCAACGGAACGGTCGCGCCCTGAATATGAAGCTGATCCGCCGCCCCGCCCTTTGCTGGCAAGTTTTCCAGAGAACGCACTTCATCTGGTGTCCGGATACCGTTTTGGATTGCCACCCCATAACCGTCCATGCGGCTCTTGAAGTCACCACGGAGAAGCCCGTCCAGATTGTGGCGGATGTAGCGAGTGCCGCCAGCGACCTCGAATATCTTCAGGTTCATCTCATCTTCGAGCGCCTTGGCCCATTGCATGATCAGGTGCTTGACGAGATGCAGATCCTGCTGTTCTGCATTCGAAAAGCTAGCATGCGTAAGATCCTGCAAGAATACAGGTGGAAGTTGCCAAGTGCGGGCGATTTCTTCGACCTGAAAGCGGCGTGCGTCGATCATCTGGCCCTTGGCGGGGTCATAGCCAACCTGGGTCAACTTGTGGCCGGGCGGCATTGGAAAGATCGGCTTTTCGCTCTTTCGGGCTTCGTCAATTGCGCGATGAATATCGCCCATCGCCCGTTGCATGGCCGCCCCGCCTTGAGGCAGAGGGCCTTCTAGGGCTAGAGGCGGGACGCCGCCGCCGGCAAAGAAGTTCGACCCGTAATCATTCATGGCGATGGCAAGCTGAATTGCCTTGGCTGCCTGAGCGATAGGGCCGAAATGCCGAATGCCATCAGCTCGCAACATGAATGGTACGTCTATGACATCGGCGGCTGGATATTCTTTGTTGTCAAATCGATAGACAACAACCAGACCTTTGCGCTTCACGGTGGTTTTGGTCGGGTCCATAGGCCACAAAGCCAAAACTTCTTTTCCCGATCGCTCGATCCAAGCCAGACCACGACCGCCAGTAAAGACCTGCTGCCAAAAGTACTGCCAGAACTTGAAAGCGCCCATATCCGAGTTGGGGGCTGTGTTCACAATGGTCTCAAGCTTACCGCCCAGACGCTTGGAACCGCCTTTGCCATCACGATATGCGTGACGAGGCAACGCGGCCATTGTGCGGGAAAGAAATGAAACCGCAGCAAGAACCGCGGGCACGGTCAAGGCGCTTTCGATCGTGACAGATGGAAGGTTGACCGGTTGAACGCCAAAGTAAGCTAGGAAATTTTCAGCACTCACCGGTACACCAGCGTTTTCAGGGCTGGCGCGTTGCTCAATATCGGCTTCTCGTCGCGAACGCGAGAACCGCGGGAATATCCTCATGAGGCTACTTTCGTTAGAGTAAATTCTGGGTCGTCCCATGGTGATAGCGAGGACTTGACCTCGATAGGTGTATCGGCTGCAAAACCCGTAACCATGGCCAGGGCCACGGCAGTATCGATGCGCACCGATGCTTTGGTTTTCACGAACCATCGATTATCGAGCGGATCGCGATCGAACGTGGCGCCCATCAGGGCGGTCATGAGAACCGGATTGCGCCGAAGTCTGACGCGACCATCGATAATGGCGTTTTCAAGCTCCGTAACTGAACCCGGCATCCACAAGCCTTGTGGCTCAGGCAGCCCTGCTTCTTTCGCCGCCTCGATCTTTTTATCGCTGGCCTTCGACCGTCGCTTGCCGCCCTGCGGATGCGGGATGTGCTCGATTTCAACGCCTATCGCGTCCAGTTCCTCGCGGAACTTGTCATAGGCGTAGCGGTCATACGCGATGCCCTCTATGTCAAATTCCTGCGACAATTGCGCGACCCGCTGCGCGACGAAGTCGAACCGAATTCGCTTTCCAGGTGAGGCGTTCAGAAACCCCTGCCCTACCCACACGTCATAGGGTGCCTTGTCGGCGAGGGCTCTGGCTTTCAGCGTTTCCGCTGGTGTCCATGCTTCGATCCATGCATCGAAGGTGGGAAGTTCGATTGTGCTGCCGTCTTCACGCTCCATGGTCTTAGTGCCAGTTTTCACAGCGCAGGCAAGGGCCGTCATATCGCGCGCGGCGGACAAGTCGACGGAAAGGAATAACTGCTTACCGCGATGCTCTTCAATCGGGTCGAAGTCATCCATAACGGCTTCGACAGTCTCGCGTGGCATCCAAGCCTTGTCGGCAGAGGTCCAGACGCAAAAATGCAGCCGAAGAATGCCGTTCAGTTTGCCCGGTATCTGTTTGGCCTGATCAACTACACCAGCCAGATACTTCTTGGTCAAAATCACACCAAGAAGCGGATTAGCCTTCTTCCAGCAAGACTGATCTTCGAGCGGGTCGTCACCCTTGTCCAGAGCGCAGACATAGGCGAATGTCGTGTCGTCGATCACCTCACCGACATAACTGAAGTCGTCATCAGGCGTTTTCGTGCCAGCCGCTACCCGAACCGCGTGCTCATGTTCCTCCCAGCAAACGCTGTTTCGGTCACTGCCCGAATTCGTGATCATGAAAAGCAGCGGCTGCTGTCGAAATTTGAACCCGCGCTCCAGCATTTCCATGACTGAGCGGTCAGGATGTTCGTGCACCTCATCGCACAAAGCGTAGTGCGGTCGGGGGCCACTGCCGGTTTTACCTGCATCCTTGGAAATCGGACGAAAGAATGCCTTTTTCTCAAGAAAGGCGATGTTGAACTCGCGTCCAATGCCGCCGCTGAAGGTTATGCGTTTTGACAGTTTTGGAGCTGCCCTTGCCATTTTAACGGCATCCTGAAAAAGGATCTGGGCCTGCTCCTTTTTCGCGCCGGCTGCATAAATTTGCGCGCCCGCCTCGCCGTCTGACATCAGCCCATAGAGGCCGAGGCCACCTGCAAAGGGTGACTTGCCGTTACCTTTGCCTTCCTCGATATAGACACGGCGAAAACGACGATTGCCGTCTGAATCCACCCAACCGAAGATCGAGCCCAGCTTGAAAGCCTGTGAGGCATGCAGCTTGAACGGCTTACCGTCGAACTGACCGTCGTTCAGCTTCAGTCGCTCTTCGAAGAACCGCATCGCACGATTGGCTTTAGCGTCATCCCAAAAATAACCGCGTTCATGTGCTTGTGCCAGATCGTCGAAATGGCGTTGGCAGGCGTTCCGAACATGCGGCCCCGCAACTTCAACACCATCGAGCACGGCGCGCGCGTAAGCATTCACGCGATCAAGCGCCGGCGTCTTAGTCATCTACCAAATCGTCCTTTTCCTCGCCGCTATCTGGCATTGAGACCTTTGTTGCATCTGATGGCGTAGCGCCCATTTGACCGAGACACTGTCGCAGGAGGTTCAACGCCTGTACGCCGACTTCCTCGCCCGCTATGACGCGCGTTCGGATCGTCGTGGCGATTTCCAAGAGCGACCTATGCGAGCCATTCAGCCAAGGCAGTTCTTTTGCGAACAAGCTCCAGACTTTTGATTGATCGGCGTTCATCCATTTCGGCGCCCTACCGATATCGGAAGCCGCTTTCGGTTCTTTCCGTCCCTTGAAGCGGGTCGGATGCGTAACGTTTCTCCCCTCCGCCTCCGCCTTGGCGAGGGGATTTCTAGGTCTGGCCATGAAATCCTCATCTCAACATCTGAATTGGTTTCGCGTGCGCGCTGGCCCATCGCCGGTTCCCGCCCGCCTATGCCCGGAGAGACCGAGATAGCCCCCGGGGGTGTGTCTTTTTGGTCACATCACCCGATGGGCCACCCTTCGGCGTCGAATCGGATGACGGTCTGACCAAGGTCTTCACGCTGGCCATCACGGTCATGGCAGGGTTTGCAAAGTGATACGAACGGACCATTCCAGAAGCGGTTCAAGTCTCCCTTGTGGCCTCCATCACCGTGGTGAACAACCGTGGCGATTTCGATCACCTCGGACTGCTTGCAATATTCGCAAAGAGGCTGCATCTGGAATTGTGCGGTTCTAATGCGCTTCCACCTGGCCGACTTGTAGAGCGCCCGGTATTTCTTCGCCTCAGCGCTGCGCTGGTCGGTCATGATAACCAATCAGCCCGAAAAGCCCTGCGCTCAAACTCATCGACGATGCATCTGGCAAGCAGTTCGACGCGTTCACGTTCCCTAGCACGTTCCGCTTCTGCTCGCGCCAATGCGCGCTTCCAGAATTGCTCAACCCGCTCTGATCGTCTTCTCTCCGATTCCATCTTGGCGCGAACACCAAGTCGGTCGGCCATCGCATCTATACGTCGTTGCAAGTCATCCGAACGCGGATCAGTCATGCATCACCTCATGAAACTGGACAGCCGACGCGGTTCATCAATCCCGTTCGGCTGTCATGCGGGCTCACATCCTTGAAGATTGGTTGCAGCGACGGGATTCGAACCCGTGACCTTCAGGTTATGAGCCTGACGAGCTGCCGGACTGCTCTACACTGCTGAAACTGTGTGGGCTTGTCTTGCCACGCTATCCCACTGGCGTGCAGTCCGTGGCGCGACCACGTAAGAAAAAACCAAAACACCGGGGAGCGCCGGGGACAGCGCTCAACCCGGTGAGGGCTGCTACGACGGGAGGAGAAACCGTCTTCACAGCTACAGCGTGGGGAAAGGAGCAAACCCACGCTGATCTGAAATAGAAAAAGCCCGGCTTGCGACCGGGCTTCTGAATTACATTCTTCTCTCTCTTATACCCTTGGGAGCGGGTTTGACGTACACCTCACTATGCGGCGCGCTTGTATTGCTCCGCTTCCAAACGCTCGCGGGCACGCTGCACATTCCGCATGGCCTGCTTCGCCTCTTTCCGCTGGCGCGTTTTGATCTTTTGCCACGCCACACGGAGAGCACCGATGGACGCATAAACAAGTTCCTTGCCGACCGATGATGCTTGACGATGCTTATAGCCTCGGGCCTCGCCGATCTCTGTCAATGTCTTGCCCGCAAGTACCGCGTCCTCGAACGCGTCCAGGCCAATGCCGAGAGACGCACGCAATTCCTCCAGAACGGGTCGCATATCGATTTTCGCGATCATGACATTCTCATTGAATTTCACGGCGAATGGGCGTGCCTTGAGATTTGTAGGGTCTTTCCCGACTACCTTTTGCTTTGCTGGAATAGTCCAGTTTGGGTCATCGGAGCCGCGCTTCCGGACTTCCTTGTATTCAATCTCACCGCCAGGCACCGCGTTATCTTGCCATCCTTTTGAAGCAGCTTCGTCTACTTCCTCCACACCGTTGAGCTTTAAGGTTCGATATTCCTTCTCCGCAGATGCATCATATCCATAGTCGGCGCCCTGCAGCGGATTGCTGGCAATCAGGCCGCACAATCCGCGATACAGTTCGACAACCTCGATATCGTCATGGCGATGATCACGGCGGAGTTGCCGCAACAGTTCCCAACCCTGTTGAGGCTCATTGTCATTGGCCGCAGATTCTGCAAGTTCGGCGCGCCGACTGTTCGCCTTTTCCAATGACGCAATCAGCGCTTCTTCAGCTATGACGCGGCGATAGCAAGCAATCGCCCGGCCGAGTTCACGTTCTTGCGGTGAATGTTCTTCCTTCATTTTCCCCTCCGTCCAAGTTTTGGCGATGCGCACTTTCTGGCCTGAAATACTCCGCCAAGCTGCAGCACGCGGGTCCGTCACTGATGACCGGCGCGTCACCTTGCGCGGCTCTGGCATTGGCAAACCGCGTTCGTCCCTAACCAGAGCGCCAGACTGATCGCGCAGCCAGCGCGTCTTGGTTCTATAGGGATTCTGAACCGGTCCGGCTGGAGCCGCGAAAATGTTGATCGGCGTTGCAGCTCGGTCAAAGATCGCACCCTCTCGACTTTCCTTGATGGCGGCATCTGTTTCCTGGGTGTCCTGAACTGAGTTCCCTGCTCCCGTCTCTGCGCGCTGATATTGTCGCTTGGACGAATGTGCTTGCTTTCCAATAAGGGCGTTTTGCAGGGCGCTTATCCAGTTCACATAACGGTGCGGCTCGATCTCGATCATCAAATCATTTGTCGACTGGCGGAGAACAGCGGGGCTCATGCTGCTTCTCCGCCGCGAAGATCCGGGCGCTGCTCATAGAGTTTGGCGCGCGATATCCGCTTCCCTCGCAACGCGCCGTCATTATGCTGCTCAGTTGCATCCACCGGCTCGGGTGAATACGCGCTGGTGCCTACACGACGCGGTTCGCGAAATGGCACCTTTAAATCTGACGCTCGCCAAGCTGCCCGACATGATGCTGTAAGCCGTGCGACCTTGGCCTGTAGTTCCTCCAAAACAGACCGCTGGTGCGTGTCGTTGGACTGACGGCGGTAAGCCGCAGAAATTTGATAGATCGCGCCAAGCAACGCCGCAGATACCCAGGCTTTCGATTGTGCGGCGACAGAATAGCCGGGATTGCTTGGGAGGTCCGAAAGCGGCAGTTGGTCAACGAATGCAAGTTCGGCCAGCCGCTGGAATGGAATGATAGGACGGCTTTTGTCTGCCGCCCATTTTTCGGCTGTGGTCTGAAGCTCCAGACGTTCAAAGTCGGAAACTCCCAGAAGGGCAGCCTGAATGTTTTTCTGAATATTGGACATAATGCTCCTCGTGTTGTGGTGGTGGCTGGTGAGGCCTATCGTGATGGTGCTGTCGTTTGATAAATGCGGTGTTAATGGGGAGAAAAAGTTTGTCACACGCTGGCACGTTCACGCGTGAGCATATCCGTGAAGACCCACAAGAATAATAAGAAAGAGAGATAAAAAAATATCTCTATCGCATGAACGTGACAAACGTGACAAACTTCGTTTCTTGTCTCATGCTGTCGCATGGAGACAATCCGCGACAACTAAGACTTAACCGATGACTTTATTGCTTCCCGCATTTCTTTTCGCTCCGCGGCAATCTTCGCTGCAAGGCCCTTGAACCTGTCATGGACAAGCGGATTAACCCGATATTTCGGTGCCCGTTCCGTTCGTCCTAACGGCAAGGGTTCAACCCAGCTGTATGCGTCCAGTTGCTGCATCACACGCTCTAGGTCGAGCACGTCCATCCTGCGAAGGGCGGCCGTGCCGTGACGATTGAGAAGGCGGGCCGAAATGACATCATGCAGTGCTTCATTCGTTAGAATAGAGCCAGCCGCATCGACCATCGCCGCGTGCATGTCGGTTGCGCCGAGGATGTTAAAATGCAGCGCAATCGCGTGCTTCAGAAGGTAGTCATGCAACAAGGTTTTGGCCTGCGTCGCTGTTTCCAGGTCAACTTCCTTCGGAAGATCGCCGTCAATATTCTTGATCACGTGCAGCAATACGCACATTCGACCGAACAGTCCGTCGAACTTCCCGATGTGTGTTGCCAGGCGCCGGTTGATGCGCTCCCAAAGCTTTTCAAGCTTTCGGTGTTCCCGCGACAGCTCATTGCGGAAACTCTGCGCGCCATCCGAATAACGAAAACACCAGCCAGCCGACATTGATGTCCGAAGATGATATAGCTTGCGGACAAGATGCGCGTATACGCTCTCATCAACTCCAGACGGTTCGTCGCGATCGTCACCGCCAGATTCCAGCATGATGCAAAACATACGCTGAAGCAGACCGTCATCGGTCAAATCCTTGGCAATTTTCCGCAACGGATCTGGCTGAATACTGCCCAGAAGGGTGATCGAGATATTAGGAATCCAGATCGAGCCTCGCCCTACGCGGTCAACAGAATACGAGCCGCCACCAAAAGACTTGAGCCAGAATGCACGATCTGCACCCGAGCCCTTGGACCCAGCATACTTTTCCATACGCGCGAACCATCCCGACAACTCGTCGTCGATCAGAGCAAGGCCTGCTTCGTTGTTGGACAGCACTTCGCCGACTTTTTCTGGCGAACCATCTTCGATGGAAACGCGCTTGGCGATCGGTTCGGACTTCCCTTTTTTTGCTTCCTTGTCGAGTGCCATCCAGTCACGCATTGCGGCTCGATGATCGCGCTGCAAATCCGATTCTATCGCCAGAAGTGGCGCGCTCGCCGCTTTTATCAGCGGTGATTTCCGTGTCGATGGATCGCCAATGACCATTGTCCAGATTCGGGCGCTTTCCTTCCAGCTTTCATGACGCTTCATTTTCAGGGCTATGTTGTCCGGAATGGCAGCAGCGCAGACCGTCAGCGCGGCCATGGCGAGGCCGCCAGGGTCCACGCCCATTTGTTCTGCGCGGGCGACTGCAAAGCTTTCGATGACTGAGGGAAAGACGCCCATGGGCATAGACGGTGTTTTCGCCTCGGCGAAGACGTCGAGCGGTTCAATGATGGGAGTGGATGCCGTTGCCGGCTGCTCAATGGTTTCGGCGGGTTCCGTTTGCGATTTTCCCGCCCGTGCATTGGCGACCAGCGCCGTTGTGTCCATTGGCGGTGTGTTGTCATTGTCGTACCACGTCGGCTCGGGCAGCTGACGCGGCTGCCGCATTCCCGCATCCAGCCCGCGCTTAATCTTCAATCGGATTTCTTTTTCGCCGTCCTTCGCGACAACACCATTCGCAAGCGCAGCGTCGAACAACCCGCGTTCGGCTTCGGTGCGATCAAGTGCGCCTGCTCCGACAAGTTGCCCGAGCGAGAACGCCGAAGCGTTTACCCGCTCACCACGACTTCCTTCGGTTGTGCTGGCGAGTTGTACGAGCTCAGATTCCATAGCTGCCGCGACATAATGATCATGTCCCTCGGCCCGATATGACCAATCCGAAGGCGACACCGTGACCGGAGGCGGCAATATCAAATCGAGCAGCCATTGCGGAGCGTCAGCAACGGCAGGAAGCCCCTCGCCGTTGTGATCAATCCATTCATAAGAACGGCCATCCGTGGTGACGCTTCCGGCTGCTATGACGAAACCGCCTTCGCCGCGAATATCCAGCCCCTTGGATAGCGCACCGCGATTGCGGACGCCTTCAACGTGTTTGAAATAACGATGCTCACCGCCGCCAGCAGTGCGGACTGTCGCGGTGCTTGGCAAAGGCGCATGGTTAGCTTCCAGCGCGGCCAGTGCCGCTTTGCCATCAATGAGATTGCCTTCGCCGTCACGATGCATATCGATATCGAGAACGAAGATGCCGGACCGGCTGCCGGTGGGAATACCAACCATTGCGCCGCCGTGGCGTTTCTCGTCCCACCAAGCGCGAATGATGCGTTCGGTCAGTGTCGCGCCTTTCAGGCCGTTCGAGATCAGGGGCGCTTTTGAAGGCAACACCGAGATTTCGCCGGTCGCATTATCGAACACTTCGACGTCACCAGCGCGGCAGGGAAAAACAGGGATACCGTTTTGGATATAGGAGAGAGCAACATCCAACATTGGGTCAGGTGAAGTGATTTTTGGGTTAACTGCGACCATGACTGGCGACGGCCTCCTTTGCAATGATGGCAAGCTGATCTGCTAGAGCAATGGGAAGCGTAACGGTGTCGCCGAATTGATCCCGAGGCCCATAAACGCGATATCCATTCCGGCCTTGCGTCAGCCGCAACCGATAGAGCTTGAGCCCACTCTCGAGTTGAACATCAAAATAAGCTTTGACGTTCCCCGCGCTGTGACGCGCGGGGCTGATATTCAAAATTGTGGCTGTCATGGTCAGGCGGCCTTGTCCTGATCAAGACGCAGCAAATCATCTTCTGCCGTGACAACCGCTACAAATTCAGAAAATGAAGCGTATAAATTCTCATCATGATCAAGCACGTGCCCATCAGGATAGAGAATTCCCACATCTGCCCGCTCGGTGTCAGGGCCTGCAACGACTGGGTACACGCCGCCAGGATTGATTTTCCAAGCTATGATCGGGAGGCGGGTCCATTGGCGGTCGCCATCTTCGTCGGGCGTGCCAATCAGTTGATAGAAACCAGGCGCAGCAGGAATAACTTTCGCCAGCACCTCGTCAAAGTCTTCGTTCCATGGCTTTTCGACTATCATGTCACCATTATTCATTGAAAAACGCACCGCTCCGCTGCGTAGCTTTGCATAGGACGCTACCTGCGCGGCATTGATATTCGTGCCGTTTTCAAGGGTGATAAAGTTCATATTTTTTTCCTCGTGTCCGGTTAATGATGTGGTTGGTTCAGTGTGCTGGATTCCAACCGATTGCGGCCATCTGCTGTTGTAGGTCGATCGGTTTCCCATTCGATACGGCGGCATCGATAAGGATGCATTCGTCGTGGATGGCGAAGCCGCGCATCCACTCTTCCCGCGTAATGCCTGGAAAGAGACCCATGAATTCATCTCGCATTTCGGAAAGGTCGGCGTCGGGTCCAATCTTGTGCAGGAACGACGCCAGCTTTGCGGACTGATCGGTCATGCTGCAGCCGCCGAGCACTTCGCCAGGGTAATAATCCCGTGTAGTCGGCTGGCGAAATCTTCATCGGAGAGCACTGCGCGCTCGGTGAGAAGGTGGTGGCCTCGGAACAAAAGTTCTGCCGAATTATCCGCGAGATAGAGGTCAAGCTTTCGGGTTTTACCGATTGCCAGCATGACGGTAGCAGTGCGTAGATCTGGGAAATTCTTCACTATGTCTGTCAGTTCAATTGGATCTTCATGATAGTCGATAAATTCTGCAAGACTGTCCGCTTGCTTATGGATGGTACCTACTGAGTTGTGGTGTTCTGCTGCGATATTCATTCAAGTGCTCCTTCGTGTTTTGGCGCGCAAAAGCCCATGGCGCGGGCGGGTGCGCATGCGGTTGGCGTGGTGGTAGTGGGTTAGTGGATGGCGGTGCTTAGGCCGGTTGGAAAGCTCGAAATATCATCGACAATCTCGTCGTCGACTTCGCGCCAGGAAACCTTAGCAAGCCGAGCAAGAGCTTCGCGAACATCAAGGAATTCGCCTTTCATCGCCGCCTCTTGTTGCAAGACCGCGACACCAATTTGCAGCCCGCGAATCCAGTCGTCGTTCGGCATTGATTCAAACCGATCCGACATGAAGAAAAGAAGTTCTTCCCTGTTCATGTACGTCGCGGTCTGGGTCAGGAAGTTGGCAAAATCGACAGCGGTCTTCATGCTGCTTTCTCGGCATTTGAGATGTTCTGATTGTCAGCATTCTTGCCAAAAACGGCACGCTCATTGCGCCATGCATCTAAATCGTCGGTATTATAAATGATGGCGCGACCGAGTTCATAATATTTCGGTCCTCCGCCATAACAGCGCATTTTATCCAAGCTGCTTTTCGATAGGCAGAGATATTCTGCAGCTTCCAGAACGCGAACGTTCTTTCCCATATTTTTCTCCTCGTGTTGTTGGTCGGTGATGTGGTGGTGGATGCAATATGACACTGTTGCAGTTGTGTTTTTAGGCAAAAAAATGGGATTAGTTTGCCTTGTCACTGTTTCGAGACGCTTCGTCGTGCGCCTCCTTCGCGGCGTCATATTCTTTTACCGCTGTTCGGACGTGCGTCTCACTGACACCAAAATGATCTGCGACTTGTGCGAGCGCTTCTTCCCTTTTCATCTGCTGATCTCGAAGATCGTTATACATTTCTCCAATGTCTAACCAGTATCGGGTGTGCGCCTTCCTTCGTCCGCGCCCGCCCTTTTTAGGCTTGATCAGTTCAGCGGCAATTTTCTGGACTGTCGGGTCGGCGTCACCGGATAGCAATCGCTCGACAACCATTGTTTTCGCATCTTCGGTCCTACCTTCTGCAAGAGCAGCTTCGATGGGAATTGCCTGGATGCTGACTACAAACGGAAGTTTAGCCATCATTTGCCCCCTATCTTTGCGGCGATCTGCTCCGCAATCACATCAGCCCCGCGCCGTGCGGCATCGTCCGCTATATGGGCGTATCTCGCCGTTGTTTTTACATCCGCATGCCCGAGCAGTTTTCCAATGACCGGCAGCCCAAGACCAGACCAAGCTCCAACGCTTGCAAAGCTGTGACGAAGATCATGAATCCGAAGCCCCTCAAGGCCAGCGCGTTTCGTTATCGACGCCCACGGACGTTTCAAATCGGCTCTTGGCTTTTCATTCTGCGTTCCAGCGGTATCACTGGCGATCACGTATATTCCGATCCGGGGAATGTTCTCCAGCACCGAAACTGCGGCCGTTGACAGCAAGATGGTGCGCTTTCCAACCTTTGAATCTGGAAGAAATGCGATCCCACGATCCAGATCCAAATCCGACCAGCGCAGATGCAGGATTTCCCTCAAACGGCAGCCCGTCAGCATATAAAGGCGGAAGGCTCCTGTAACTGCAACGCTCATCTTCACGCGCTGCCCTTTAGGAGCGTGCTTCGCATCGCCTGCATTTACTTCCAATCCTATCGTCTCGGCTTCATGCATCGCGTCGCCAAGGCGAACCATTTCAGCTTCACTCAAAAACCGTTCGCGCTCGTTCTCTTCATTTAACTCGATGCCACTTGCTGGATTAAAGCCTTCCGGCACATGACCATTTTTGCCACCCCAGTTAAAAGCCGCGGAAAGCAATTTCATCGATCGGTTTGCGGAAATCTTGGCTGTTTTTGACATTGCGGTGTGCGCGCGCTGGATATCGATCCGCGTCAATGTCACCGCCTTGATAGAACCGAGTTTCGGAGCAATATGCTTGCGCAGCATGGTCCGATAGAATTCCGCAGAGGACGCCTTTTTCTTCTGTGAGACAAACTCATCAATGTATTTTTCGACCAGCTCATGGACCGTTAAGCTAGCTCGCTCCATTGCCCGATCTTTAGCTAAATCCTTGCCCAGTGCCGCATTCGCGATGGCTTTGCGCGCAGCTTCTCGAGCGTCGTTGGCCTTCAATATCCCAACACGTCCGAGTTTGACGCGCTTCTTATTGCCACCTGCTACTGGACGATATTCGGCGAAGTACGTCCCGACGTTTGAAGGGGTCCGATACAGCCCAAAACCGGACAATTCTGTATCGAAATAAAACGTCGTTTTGTTTGGTATCGCAGTGTCCATGAGCTCCGCAACCGCACCAGCCGATATCTTTAACCTCGCCAT